ATAGTTAATGGAGTGTATACCTCGCCATCATTGCAAAAAAGAATTAATTTTGCTGAAGAGACATTGAGGAGTTACGGATAATGAGTACTATTTCACAATTACTTGGAAATTTGGCAGCAAGATTTCCAGGCGATACCCCTATTATTAATGTAGCAAAGGGTGTTTATGGATTAAAAAATTTAGAAGACGAAGTTTTTAATGAAATAGGATTAGTGGTAAACGGTATCTTAAACTATACTCAATCCTTACCAGAAATTAAATCAAAAAATATAAGTATACCGGATGCAAAAGTTGTAGAATTTACCCCAGCTGTACCTGGCTATGAAAATATATTAAGAAGTGCAACAAGTGAAAAACAAGATATTACTAAAATGACCTCATCTTCCCTGGTAGGAGATGGCGAAAATAATTTCATTCTTACTTTAGGTAAACCCTTTGCAATGGCTAATGCACTAAGTCAAGTGACAAATACAAAGGCACCGTTTAATATAATTTCTCCGTTTATTCCAATTGAAACAAATGCACAAGCAAGCGAAACATTTATTACTTCTAATTATAATGCTGCTATGCCCGGTGCTACTAATGCGTTAACTCAGTCTCGCTTAGCCATACTTAATTCTATTTTAGGATCAGTTAATAACAATTATAAAAATTTAACAGAAAGTGCTGGATTCTTAGCAACTTATTCATCATCAAAAAATAATGAAATTGAAAATGCTATATCTTTTTTAAACTTAAATGATGAAGTAAAATCTAAAATTATTCCGCTAGTTATAAATGGCGATAAGAATACGGCTATTAATAAAATTATAGAAGCATTACCATTAAATGAGCGCAGTGACGCAAAAATTAAAGAAATTGAAGAAGCTGTTGCTGGAATAGATACTAGTATTACTGCTAATACTACAAATGGCAATTCAATTCCGAATCCAGCAATAAGTACAGCACCGATTACCACCTCGCAAAAATTTGCTGGATATCAAACTAGTACTAAGTCTGCCAATATGCCATATAGATTTCCTATTGTTGCTGGTAAAGAAGAACTTATAGCAGATTTTAATTTTGCAAAAGAGAATCGTGAAATTACAACATTGGTAAATCATTGGACAGGTCATTTTAAAAATGATTCTGTGATTACTGCCCAACATATACATGATATGCATATGGATCCGCCATATAATTATTCTGGTATTGGATATCATTATATTATTTTATCTGATGGTAGAATTCAAAGAGGTCGACCAGTAAATATAGTAGGCAATCATGTGAAAGATATGGATCAGCGAACAATAGGCGTTGCTGGCGTCGGGGGCATAGGACTTACTCGAGAATATTGGCAAAGCGAATTAGGCGAAAAATTTAGTACGCAGGGCTATCCATACGGCGGACGGTGGTATAGTGATGCTCAAGCAAAAACTTTTAAATTAATTGCTGAATGCTTTTATAGTGTATGGGACGCCGGAGAAATTTATGGACATATGGATATGAAACCAAGCACCCAACAAGATCCCGATTGGCCAGAAGAATGGTTGCCTTCAATGTTTAAAAGAAAAAATAAATTTGATCCAACAAAAGGTGCTCCTACAACAGCTCAAATTTTGGGAGATATATCATGACAACAAATTTTGAAAAAGAAGAAGCAATTATAAGCGAAAGCCAAATAATGTCAAACTCTAATGGGTTTGTAGAAGGTTCAGGTACATACCCTAAACCAGAATATTGGCATCAAAGTTCTGTTAATTTGGCTGCAAGAAATGCTAAATTCCATAAATTAGATATATCAAATGGAATTCCATTTGTAGATTTAGATCTAAATGCGCCGCTGTCTGCCCAATATCCTTTAAATGATGTTCATGAAACACCAGCAGGACATGTTTTTGAATTTAATGACACATTAGCCAATGAAAGAATATTGCTAAAACATACAATTGGTGCCGGTATTGATATTAAACCAGATGGCACAATTTTAATAAATTCTAAAGGCAATAGAGTTGAAATAGTAGATGATAATTATTATATGGCTGTTGAAGGTGATGGTCATTTAACTTATTATGGAAACCTTAGCTTAAATGTTTCCGGCGATTTAGATATGGATGTTGGCGGCGACTTTTATTTAAGAGTTGGTGGAAGCTGGATGATTAATGTTTTAGGCGATTATCGTAAAAAAATTGTTGGACATTGGCAAGAGATCGTTCAAAAAAGTAAAAACATTACTAATATTGGAAATTATGTTTCAACAACACTTGGTACAGTTATTGATTCGGTAAAGGGTAAATATACTTTAAGATCGGAGGATAAAATAGAAGTACATGCTGGTGATAATTTGTATATTACTGCCGCAAATGAATTTATTCAAACTGCACCAAATATGAATATTGCGGCGCAGGACATGTCTGTTATTGGCAGCACCGGAACTATTGGTGGCCAAGGCATTTACATGTATAATTTTAATTCCTATACAGAAAAAACAGTTCATGCCGAAACAGTTTCTGCTAAAGCAATGTTTGCGGATACTTTCTTTGGAGACTTGTCTGGTGATGCTTTAAGAGCCGTGAGTGCAAATGTATCGGCCGGTTTAGGCGGCGGCGGTGCATCGGTTAGAATTAATAATGTACAACGAAACAATGCACAATCAGCAAAACCGACAGCTACTAATATGGAGCAATATGTTGAAAATTCATCGCTTGGATATAAAAAAATCAGCATTGACCCCACAGAAGAATTAAAAAATTCAATTGAAAAAACTGCACCTACTGGTGGAGTAACAGATAGAATTTTAACAACTTCTGAAGTAAGAGCTAAATTAAAGGATCCATTAAATAAAGCTAATAATGAATTTTTAAAAGAACAATTTGAATTTGGTGTTTTGTCGCCACAATTTGCTAGATTGACTAGCCCAAGTGGAAGTACGAGTCAAACTAGCGTTTCAATACCAAGAATTGAATCAGAACCTATTAATGGAATGTCTGACCCATATAGTCGAGTTCAACCGCGGGAAAAAGCAGTGGCAAGAACCGTAAACATTGCACCTAGCCCAGAATTCAATCCTACAAATTTTAAAGAAATAACCCAGAAAACCGAATTAGATACAAATATTCCTATTTCTAAATTTATGGGGTCATTAGGAGATAGAAAATCAATTGAGAAAATTGATGATATGGGAAAACGAATAAGAATTGCGCAGAATCTTGTGCCCCATACTAAAATATTTAATACATTTAAAACATTAAAAAAATTAAATGATATTAATTTTGTTGTTGCGGAAGGGGTTTATATTCCAGTTCAATCCGAAAAATTAACACCTAATGGATTTATTGATTTATCAACAGAAGGTCGGGCCATTGCTTATGAAGTATATGATACCGCCGGTAAAATAAATTATGAAAAAACTTTTGAAATGGCTGAAGCTATAAAAGATTTTTGCTATTTTGATTCCCTTGAATTAAGATATGATGATTACGATCCTAGCGGTATAATGAATATGCAGATTGCGGTGATCACTCCAGAAATTAATTCATCATATACTAATACCTATAAAATGAATGTTGCTACTTATTATAATGATATATTGCAGAGCTCGAGCGATCTAATACTATTAACATCAGATGAATTTGATCAAACTAATGAGTTTAGCACTAACCCAAATGTTGGCGTAGTAGATATGTCATATGACCCAGCTGATCCAAATGTGCCGGTAAATAATTCAAATACACAAGCAGATAATTCTTATAATGGACCACTCGGCAAAATTACAACAAAGAATGGGTTATCAACATCTATTGCTAAAGTATTTGTTCCAAACTTCCAAGGATTAATTAATGATTTAGAAGCAGCTGGTTATGAGTTTAAAGTATTGCATGGTTATAGCAATAGAAATATCGCCAATTCAAGTAAAAAAAGCTGGCATGCGCACGGAGCAGCAATTGATATTAACCCAGCCCAAAATTATGTTCAGTATGGTGTTTCATTTGGCAATGGGATGGTTACAGATATGCCTAATAATATTAGAGAACTTGCTGCAAAACATGGTTTAGGTTGGGGCGGTGATTGGAATAGTAAAAAAGATCCTATGCATTTTAGTGCTGCAAAAAATGAAGGCGGCAATTTTAACATAGCTAGAAATGGAAATATTCCAATATCAGTTGGATAATAGCTATAAATAAAAGAAAAGGGTTTTAAGACAAATGGCAGCCACCAAAATATTATCTACTGAAGATGCAAATTTATCTACGCCTTCTATTATTGTTGCTGTAGATAAACCTAATAGCGATTTAGATTTAACATTTTCTGCAAAACCCAATAGCGGGGATGTTTATAAAAAAATAGATGCTGCAGCAGTGAAGCAATCAATAAAAAATTTATTGATGACTAATCGTGGCGATCGTCCGTTTAATTATTATTTTGGAGCAAATTTAGTAGACCTATTATTTGAATTAGATGACGACGATTTAGAAGATGATATTAATCAATATGTGGTAGATGCAATTAAAAATTTTGAACCCCGGGCGGAATTGCTTGATGTCATGGTCAGGGCTGCCCCAAATACTGTTAGAGTACGAGTAGAGTTTATGGTAAAAAATACTCAACAAATTGAAATTGTAGAAACAACTATATCGAGGCTAAGATAATGGCAACAAATATTTCGTCAACATCTTTAGATTTTGTAAATATACGCAATAATCTAAAAACATATTTTGCCCAAAAACCTGAATTTGCTGACTACAATTTTGATGCGGCTGGACTATCTAATATATTAGATGTGTTGGCATATAATACTCATTACAATGGTCTTATTGCAAACCTTGCTACAAATGAATCATTTTTATCTTCTGCCCAACTAAGAGCGTCTGTTATTTCTCATGCTGAATCTTTGGGTGTAAATGTTAGATCAAAAACAGCATCAATTTGTGAATTAGTAGTTTCAGTGAATTTGGGTGGATTAAACCCTAGGCCTGCAAGTATAACTTTACCAATTGGTACTACCTTTACCGCGGTATCAGACAATATAACATACACATTTAAAACTTTGGAAAAATATACCGCAATAGATGATGGAAGTGGCACATTTACTTTTGCGGATTCAAAAGGAACTTTGATTGTTAAAGCAGTTGAAGGAATAGAATATAGCAAAACATTTTATGTAGGCGAAGTTGCAGAAAATCAGGTTTATGTAATTCCTGAAGCAAATTTAGATACAACAACGGCAGTAGTCAAAGTATTTGACTCGCCAACAAGCGCAGAATATACTACATATACTCCGCTATATAAAGCAATAACAGTAAATTCTACATCAACATATTATACTCTTCGTGAAACTCCGAATGGCTATTTTGAAATTAATTTTGGGGATGGTATTACCTTTGGTAAAAGGCCTGAAGCCGGATCTAAAATAGTTATTACATATATGGTGCCAAATGGAGCAGTTGCAAATGGATTAAAAACATTTACAACCGCAAATGAGATTAATATTGATGGTGTTGATTATCCACTTGCGTTAGTATTAAGTTCTAGATCACACTCCGGTGGAGAAAAGCAATCCATAGAATCAATACGACAAAATGCTCCAATCGCATTTGCAACTCAGCAAAGACTTGTTACTGCTTCTGACTATGAAGCATTAATTCGTACAAATTTTTCTCAGATTGATGATGTATCTGCATGGGGTGGTCAAGATAATTTTCCAATAGACTATGGTAAAGTTTTTGTGTCAATAGATTTTGAAGATAATACATCCGAGAATACCAAAATTTCATTAAAAAATTCTATTACCGAAAATTTTGCAAAGAATTTATCAGTGATGTCAATTACAACAGAATTTGTTGATCCCCAAGAATTATATTTTAATATAGAATGTGATATTCAATTTAATCCAGAAAAAACTGCGGCAACAGCAGCAGCAATAAATAATAATGTATTGAGCCAAATTAATTCACATTTTAATGAAAAATTAAATGGGTTTAAAAAAACTTTTAGAAAATCTACATTATTAACTGAAATAGATAATTTAAGTCCGGCTATTTTATCAACAGCTATTCGCATTAAAAATCAATTAAGATTTGTGCCCAATATAAATATCAAAGCAAATTACGAAATATATTTTCCATTTGCAGTTGCACTTCCAGATGACGATTATTATTCTATTATTTCAACAGAATTTAAAATACAAGAATCAGCAAAATTTGCTAGATTTCAAAATAAATTAAATAGTTCAACATTACAAATAGTAGCAACTGATGGTGAAGTATTGGTAGATAATTGTGGATTTATTGATACCATATCAGGTAAAGTCGTAATATATTCATTCAATCCATCTACAATATATGATGGTACTAATTACTTAAAATTAATAGTAATACCTGCGGATCAAAATACTATACGACCAATGAGAAACTATACTATGAAAATAGATAATACTCTAACTACAGTTTCTTCAAATATAGATAAAAATCAAATTTTAAGTAGAATTTAATGCCATCGCAAACATTATCAGATATTAATCGTCTACCGATTAGTTTTAAAAAGAGTTTAGTAAAAGAGGTTCTTCCAGAATTTTTTGCGGAAGAATACCCAAATTTTATTCTTTTTTTAGAAACTTACTATGATTTTTTAGATAGTGCTGAAAATTTTGGTGATTTGATAGATGATCTATATACTATTAGAGATATAGAAGCGGCTAGTCTTGCAAATATTGATAACTTATTTTATGAAATAGGTATGGGTGTATCGCATACACTATTTCAAAATCCTCGTGAGGTGATTAGAAATTTTGCTAGATTCTTTAGAGTTAAAGGATCATTATATTCAGCAGAAGGTTTTTTCCGAGCTTTCTTTGGAATTGATGTAGAAATTGAATATCCTAAAACTAATTTGTTTATTTTGAACGAATCAGAAATTGGAATTGAATCATTAAAAGTATTACAAGATGGTGGTTTATATCAAGTTTTATCACATCTTATTAAAGCTCCTATTTCTATATCAACATGGGGTGGGTTATATAAAAAGTTTGTGCATCCAGCAGGATTTTATCTTGGTGCCGAAGTTCAAATATCAAATGTTGCGGTTGCTAATCTTAATGCTATCGAGGTAATTTTTGATTCAGCATCTAATGTGGTTGATATAACAGAAATAGCATCGGTTGTGCCACTTACATTTAGCTCAATTTCATTGCTTGATAAAATGGGCGCAACAGATTATCTTGCCGATCCAAACACGGGCGATGTATTATCACTTAATGTTCGTACCGGAATATTGGAAAATGCTGGATCGTATGATTTAAAAGAAGCTAATGATTCTGATAAACCAATAATTCACACAAGGCTAAGTTCTACTGAAACAGTACGCAAATATGCAGCAGCAACAATTGCAGAATTAGCATTAGAATATGAAACAATTTCTGATTTGGCTAATGCAAGCTCACCAACAGTAGATCAAAGTTTAAACAATAATTTTGGTATTAATGTATCAAATACTTATGAAACAGTTGATCAAGAAGAATTCGTAAGATATGATTCAAATTAACTGTAAACTTATATAAATACAATTAAATAGATTCAAAAAGAGATATTTTAATGGCGCAAGAAATTATTAATATAGGTTCATCTGCTAATGATGGAACTGGTGATACTTTAAGAGCAGCAATGTCAAAATGTAATAATAATTTTACTGCATTATTTGGCGGTGGATTACTTGAATCATATACAGTAGCAACTCTTCCAAGTACACCCGTAACTGGGTCATTAATTTTTGTTTCAGATGGCGATACCGGTTTGCCATGTCTTGCAGTATATGATGGAAGTAATTGGAAAATTATTTCCCTCGGATCAAATATTTAGGAAAATACGAAAATGGCAGCAACAGTTACTGACAATTTGAAAAAAACTATACTTCAAGCTATTATTGATGATTTTACTGATGCTAGTAATAATTATTATATTGGGGTGGGTAGATCTGAGTACTGGGATAGCGGAGACGTTGCGCCGGTGGCTCAAAATCATATGGATGAACAAAGAAAATTCAGAAATTCGCTACAAGCAATTAAAAAAGTTAGAGGTGTTTCTTTCGTTGTACCTAGACAGAATTGGACTAGCGGCACAATTTATTCCGCATGGGACGACCGCCAGCAAGGATATCCGGCGCGCTCCTATTATGTGATGAATGCCAATTATCATGTGTACGTATGCTTACGGGCTGGCCGTGATAATACTGGAGCTTTAGTACCATCTGTTATAAATCCTACTGGCTCAAATAATGATCCATTCGAAACTGCTGACGGATATGTTTGGAAGTTTATTTATACAATTTCAGAAATTAATGCAAAATATTTCTTATCGGCAGGTTATATGCCAGTGTCAAATGTAGAATTACAACCAGACTCAGACGCATCTGGAATAACATTAAAACAATGGGAAATTCAGCAAGCCGCAAATTCATATATGCTATCACAAGTAATAGTAACTGCTGGTGGATCGGGTTATACTTCTGCCCCTACTGTTAGTATTATAGGTACTGGGCATGAAATTGATGCTGGTGATCATTTAGCGGCTACTATTGATAGCGCAGGCACTGTAACTAAAGTAGAAATTGTTAATGAGGGTTCTACATTAAATTATATGTGGAATCTCGAAGGAACATCATTAGAATTTACTGGTGGGGGTGGATCTGGGGCTGCGGCGCGCCCAGTAATTTCATCTGCTGCCGGGTTTGGAGCAGACGCAAGAGAAGATTTAAAAGCATCTGGCTTAATGTTTAATAGCAAAATTGAAGGTGATGATGTAGACTTTATTACCATGCAAGATTTTAGACAAGTCGGACTTATTAAAAATCCTACATTAATAAATAGCAACACATTATTTACTAATGAAACTGGAAATGCATTGGATCATATGACATTGCAAAGTATTTCTGTGGCTTTTTCTCCAGATAAAACTATACAAGGCTCAACATCAGGTGCTCAAGCATATATTGATAGGGTTGTTAATGGCGCAGTATCAGATACTCCTCCACATAAAATTTATTTCCATCAAAATGAAGAAACTGGATTTAAGCAATTTACAGCCGGTGAAAATATAACAGAAATTAATGGTCCAGGAGTTGGGGTGTTATCATCGGGAGCCTGGAGGGTTGATGGAGAATTTGATCCAACAACAGGTGATATTTTGTATATAGATAATAGAGGTGCAGTAGAAAGAAGTGCATCTCAATCAGAAGACATTAAAGTAATCATCCAATTGTAAGAGATATAAGATACCATGGTAATAACATATTCAGAAAATGCATTTGAAAATCTATATCACGATGATTTTAGTGATAGTGCTGGTTTTCAAAGAATTTTATTTAATCCGCGCAAAAGTCTTCAAGCTCGTGAATTAACACAGTTACAAACCATTCTTCAAAATCAAATTACAAAATTTGGTCAAAATATTTTTAAAGAGGGTGCAGCGGTCAATCCGGGTGGTTTATTTATTAATGATAAATCAGAATTTATTAAATTACAAGAAGACACCATTCCTGATGCAGTTGTGCTTAATGAAAAATTTTTAGGTCAAACTTCGAATATTGAATTTCAGTTAATTTCTGCTGAAGCAGCTGCTGGCGCAGATCCTGCTACAATTTATGTTAGATATACAAATAGTTTATCTGGCACTTCTGGGGCTTCGCCTATTACTGTTTTGGCAGGTGAAACTTTAGTTGGCCAAACATCTGGTACTATTTTAACAGTACAAGCAACAAATACAATTGCTAATCCAGCTGTTGGCCTTGGAGTAAAAGTTTCTTCTAATGCCGGAAGTTTTTTTACACAAGGATTTTTTGTATACGCACCTGCACAAACTTTAATTGTTTCAAAATATAATAGAAATGCCACATTAGAAATTGGTTATAAAGTTATTGAAGATATTGTAACTGCTGATGATGATTCTTCTCTTTTCGATAATACTGGAGCAGTACCA